TATCTAGGCAAAAATTCCAATCATCATCAGCAGCAACCCCAATAAACACAGGCTCAAGCTCCGATGGGGGTGGGGATGAGTTAGGTGATAGGAGTTTTAATTTTAATCTAGTTGGAAACACTGAAACCAACCAATTATTACAAGCTCTTCAAAGTCAGTTTGAGCAACCTATACAAGCGTTTGTTGTGTCTAAAGATATAACCACGCAACAAGAGTTAGATGCTAATATACAGGGTCAAGCTAGAATTTAAAACATCATAAAAACAAAACGTTATTATTATATGGACACAATAGAATTATTTATAGACGAAGAAAGTAAAGATGATGGAATTTATGCTATTAGTTTGGTAGAATTTCCTGCAATAGAGGAAAACTTTGTAGCATTAAGCCAACACAAAGTGGAGTTTAAAACATTAGACGAAGATAAGCGAATAGTAGTCGGTTTAGCACTTGTTCCAAACAAGAAGATTTACAGGCGTAAGAAGGATTATGAATACAATATAGTGTTCTCGGATGATACTGTTAGAAAAGCCTCTGAAATGTACCTTAAATCGCTTAAAAACAACAACACAACATTAGAACATCAAACGCTAACGAGTGGTGTGTCTGTGATAGAGTCTTGGATTGTTGAAGATGAGAGAATGGATAAATCTAATCTATACGGATTAAATGCAACCAAAGGTAGTTGGGTTGTTACTATGAAAGTAGATAATGATAATGTTTGGAATGATATTAAGAAAAAGAAGTATTTAGGTTTTTCTATTGAAGCTATATTCTCTGATAAGGTTGATTTATCTGAAAAGAAAGATGAAGAATCGGAATTAATACAAAAAATAAAAGACATAATAAATGGCACAAACTAAAAAAAATACATCTTATCAAGTAAGACCTGATAAACATACATCAGAAGGCATAGCAAATCTAAGTCCTGAAGATGGTGTTATAGTTTACGATAAGGATGACAAGGTGTTGAAAGTTGGTAAAGAGGATTTATTTGAAGAGATTTATTCAAACCCTGTTCAAGTTGGTAGAAATTTAATTGGTTGGCAAGATTTCGCAGACTCAAATACAAGCGAAGCAAATCCTTTAGTTCAGTCAAATGTTAGTGGTGGAGAAGTCCACTTAACTAACAATAATAGTGGTACTCTAACAGATGGTAATACAAATGTAAATAGTGAAACCACTGTAGAGGGGTTGAATGATTTATGGAGTACATTAAGTAATACATTAGTTTTTAAAGATACAGGTATTGAAAAGAATGATATTTTTGATATTCGTATTCATTTAAACATTCTATCTAACATTATAACACAAGATTTTAATTTACGTATTGACTTTTACGATGGTGTAGATGCTACAGGCAGTCAAGTGTTTTCGTTAAGAAAATATATATCAACAGAATCTTTAAGTGCAGGTGTCTTTAGGGAAAGAGTTACTAATATGACAGGATTTTTTGGTGAATCTATTTTGAATGGTTCAGCAAAAATATATTTAGTAGGTTCCAAGTCTTTTGAAGTTCAGGTTGTAGGTTTTAATATTCAGATTTTTAAAATAGCGAGATAAATGGCAATTAAAATAATTAAAGACCAAGCAGGTACAGTAGCGAAAGTAGAAGGTATAGACGTAAATCCAATACCATTAAACTCATACGCTTGTGGTGTTACCGCAGGTAATGGAGGTATAACTATATTTAACCCTAATGCACCAAATGAACAGGGCGATGCAACTAAGATATTTGATAATGTTCATTTTACTGAATTTATAAAATCTGATGGTTCAGTACCTACAAGTGCATCTGATTTAAAGAATGATATTGATTTACAACTAACTCAATTCGCACCTGTAGATGTGTCTTCAGGTTATGAGGGTTTATGGGATGCTTCTACAAACACTCCTGATTTAATGGGGACTTTCAATAATGGAGATTGGTTTTACGTTGGTGTGGCAGGTACTTATAGTGGTGTTGAATACAAATTAAATGACATTATAAAATATAATGGCTCTTCTTTTGATTTGATAGAAAACCCAAATATAAGGATTGATGATATTGTAGGCTCTGCATTATCTGAATATGATATTTATGTGGATTCTGAATACTTGGGTAGTGTTTTTACAGGAAGCAGTTTACAACCTTTTACAGATGTAGCATCTGCAATTTCATCTGCTAATGATGGAGATAGTATATTAATAGAGGGAGAACATATTGTAACATCGGAAATAACATTGCCATCGGATAAAAGTTTATATCTATATGGTACAGATAAGACAATCATTAAGTATGCTAACTATGCTTCTACAAATGGAATTATAATAAATCAAAACTCATCAAGTTCGACAAAGGAGTATTATTTTGATAATATAAATTTTGCTAATGCAGGTGGATATGGTGTCTATGTAAGAAGTGCAAAGGAGGTTAGATTCAATAACTGTAATTTCTTTAACAATGGTTGGAGTGGTAATGGATTGTCTACTACATTAGCTGAAAGTGGCTCTACATTGGGCTATGATTCATCACAAGCAGACTTACAAGCGTTTTGGGCGAGTTCAGAGACATCTAATGGTGGTGCTATGCGTATTCGCAATACTAATATTGTTAGTGTTGTAGATTGTGAGGTTTATAATAATTTAAGAGGTTTAAGAATACAGGATTGTGGTATTGGTGGATATGGTTATATTTCAAGAAATCAATGTTATAACAATATAGAAAGTGGAATATATTTAGCAAGTGATTCTTACAATTCAACAAATGGTTGTGAAAACTTTACAGTCTATAATAACGCTTCTAAGTATAATGCTAATAATGGAGTTTTGGTTATTGGAGGAATAAACAATGTTGTTTCTCTTAATATAGTTGAAGGGAATTGGAATGCAGGTGTTATGGGTTGGCACGTTTCTAATACAAGATTTAGAGATTTAGATTTAACCAATAACAATAGAAGTCAATATAACGGAATAGGTAGCACAGGAGATGCACATAGTTCTATTACTATAGGTGGAGATACTGCAAGAAGTGAAAGAGGGTATATTGCAAGTATATTAAGTTGTGAGGTTTACAATACAGGGTTAGGCTCTAACACGTCAAGAATAGGTTTTCAAGTACTACAAGACATTGAGAACGTTACAGGAGGTTATGAAAAGAATTTAATAAACATTGATGATAGTGGATTCCATAAGCAAGATTATTCAATAGATGTTTTAGCTGATTTAGATATTGTTAAATTGACTATTGGAGACTGTAGATACATAGATACTGCTGAAACAAATATTAATATAGCAAATGGTTCATATTATGAGCAACCTTTTAGCAATCAAAGATTTACAAGCCAATCTAAGTACCTCAAACATAAACATAATGTTAAAAGGTTCTGAAAAGATACAATTTAACTTAGATGTTAGTGGTGTAAGTATTGATGGAGTTATTTTAACAGGAACAAACCAAGAGAAAGTAAATAAGCTAAACGCATTACTACAACACTCAGGTAGTGCAATAGGTGAAATCCCTGTAATAACATCAAGTTTAGCAGTTGGTATGACACAAGGTTCAACTCTTAATTATGAGTTAATTGCTACATACGGAGTTGCTTATGAGTGGGATTTGTCTAATGTTAATGGAATCGCTACAGTTGATGGACATATAAGACAATTAATAGGTGGCTCTTCTTTAGCAGTAGGTGTTTACAATATACCTGTTAAAGCAATTAATTATAATGGAGAAGATAGTGAGGTTTTAGTTTTAACAGTATCGAACCCTCCATTTTCAAACAACAGTATTAGGTAGAAGTGGCAATGGTTATGGGGTAAGTGATGCTTGGACTATGAGCCTGTGGTATAAAGGTAGTACTGACTCACGAGGTCAAGTAATAGCTTATTATGGACAAGGTACAAATCAAGGACAAAATGGTTATATTGAGTTACGACAAACTAATGTAGGTAGTCAGAAACGATTGCGATTGCGTTATGGCTCACATAGTAATTACCTCCAATTAACCACACCTAACGGAAGTATTACCCCAAGCACTTGGCAACACATTATGGTTACTTATGATGGTGGCACAACAGGCTCTGCTTCTGACCAAATGAGTGCATATTACAGTAGATTTAATATGTACATTGATGGGGTTCTACAAACCACATCTAATACACACCAAAACTATGGGTATAGTGCAGCTATTTCCGCAGGTAATTGGCGTATAGGTAGAATTACCTCAGGTTCATATATGCGTGGCACTTATTTAGATGAATTGGCTCTGTGGGATAGCGACCAAAGCAGTAACATATCAACCATCTACAATGGTGGTAATGTTAAGAATCTTGACTCGCTTAACATAAAACCTAAACATTGGTGGAGAATGGGAGATGGAGATACATACCCTTACTTACAAGACAACGGAACTGAAGGTAATTGTATTTTTGAAATGAATAATATGACAAGTGCTGACATAGTAAACGATGTACCATAATGGGAAAGAAAGCAGAGTATTGTAAATGCCTAAACACTTACACAATAAGTAAGTGTAAGAAAAGGAAATGTAAGCAACACCCTATTTGGAAACAAGGGGTGGGAGATATAGGAGGTAAAAAACCAAGAGATTAAAAATCAAACAATAAATAAGTGTAATCGTTATTAATAATATAATAATAAAAAATTATGGGTACAGTAGAGAAAATTAGAGAACTTTTAGGTATGGAGGTTCAAGAAACAGAGGCAACTCAACCTGAAGTTAAATTAGCTGAAGAAGTAGAAGAGGTTAAGGAAACTAAAAAGGTAGAAGATGTTGAAAAGGTAGAAGTAAAGTATGCTACTCAGCAAGAACTTACTGCTATGGAATCTAAGTTTATGGAAATGTTCAAAGCATTGTTAGAGGAATCTAAAAAAGATGTTAAAGAAGTTCCACAAGAGTTATCTTCTGACAAAAAAGAAATTAAGGAAGAAGTAGAATTATCTGAAGTACAAGAGATTGTTCATTCTCCTGAGAACGAGTTAGGTAAAAAAGAGGCAGTTCAATTTAGTAAACCACTAAGTATGATGACACCTCAGGAAAGAGTTTACGCAATGTTAAATAAATAATAAATAATAGAATGGCTACTACAACAAGTATAACAACAACTTACGCAGGAGAATCGAAGAATCAGATTATTTCTGCTGCATTATTAGCAGGGAACACGCTTTCCCAAAACGCAATTACTTTTAAACCAAATATCGTTGGTAAAGAAGTAGTAAGACGATTAGAGACTGATGGATTATTCAAGGCTGCAACCTGTGATTTCTCAGACACATCTACTATCACGTCTACAGAGAGAATTATCGAACCAAAAGAATTTCAAGTAAACCTTGAATTATGTAAGACAGATTGGTTTAACGATTGGAATGGGTATCAGATGGGTGCTTCTGCACTTAGAAATATGCCTTCAACTATCCAAGATTACATTGTACAATATGTGTCTGCAAAAGTTGCACAAAACAATGAGAACTTAATTTGGGGAGGTG